ATTACAGGAGCAGGAGACGGAGAAGAATTATATTTTCCTATGTTTGATTGTTATTTAAATCAAACAGGAGATTGTGATAGAGAAGAAAGAAGAAATAAAATAATAATTAGAACAAACGGAAAACAAGAATTAATAAAGTACACAAAAGGATATAAATCTTGTTCTTTATGTAGAGGAGAAGATGATTGTTATAAACCTGAAATTTACTATGATAAGATACAATCTCCTGTATATGAATCTAAGTTAGTTAGAAAGACATTGAAATCATTTTCAATGATGTACGGAAAGAAGTTTAAGTTATTTTGTTATCCTAGATTTTCTGCAAGTTATGATGATATAGAAAATGATTTATTGAGACTTGAAATTGAAGAAGGATTTATTCCTGATGTAATTGTTATAGACTATGCAAATATATTAAGACCCGGAAGTTTTGCAGATAGAGATAAGAAAACAGAAATCATAGATGATATTTGGAAGAATTTAGCAAGAATATCACAAGAAAAACATTGTTTAGTTGTTACGGGTGCTCAAGGTAATAGATCTTCATTAAAGAAAATTCAGCAAGAAGAAGAAGATGTTGCAGATTGGATAGGTATATTAGCTCATGTTAATGTGTTTGCTGCAATAAATCAAACTTCTTTTGAAAAGAGTAAAGGAGTTATTAGATTTAATATTCTTGAACATAGACATCGGTATTTTAATCCTGATAGAAATGTAATTGTACTTCAAAAATTGAATGCAGGGCAACCTTTATTAGATTCAGAATGGGACAAGTAAAACTGTGTTTCAGATACGGTAAAAACGTAAAATGACCTAAAAATTTTATCAATTATTTTGAATAGTTATAAAGGTGAAAATTTCCTTTTCTCTCTAAATTCCGCCGATAATTAAAAGTTAATATGATTGTATAGGTCAGAAAAAAGTCTTCATATTTTTGTTTTTATAGGGGGTTTCAATGACAGATAATTTAGAAAAAGAAATCACTGAATTTTTGCAAAAAGAAATTGAAATTAAAGTTGAGGACTCTTTTCAGCTTGACATTAATAAAATAAAAGAGTATGATAATTTTTATGAACATTTAAATAAATGTTTTTAGGAGGAACATTATGGGAAAAGAAAAATGTGTTTACTGTAAAGGAACGGGATTTGTAGGAACAGGCAAATTTTGTGTTTGTGTTTCAAAAAAGTTTGATGATGCATTAAATGATGCATTTGGCAATGTGTTTGGTGATGTATTTGGTGATGTATTTAAGAAAGATAATATTTCTAAAAAAAGAAAGGAGAAAAAATGAAAGTATCTATTTTGCAAGAAGCAGGATTTGAGAAAGCAATGTTTGGTTTAGCTTTATCTTATGGAACTACTGTAGATAGAGCAATAAAAGTGTCTAAGAATTTAGCTTTTAAAGATCATGGACATAATAAATTTTTAGAATCTATTGATGTATGGTTAGATGTTACTGCTCCTAGATACTGGTGGCAAGAAGCTGATACTTATAGGTTGACAACAAAACAAAGTGAATCTACAATACATTCATTAAATAAGAAGAAGTTTTCTCAAGAAGATTTTGAGAAACCTATTCCTGAATTTTATTTAAATCATTTGAATGAATTATTAAAAGATAATAGTAATTTTGCTCAATTAAAAAATGATTTACCTGAAGGTTATTTACAGAGAAGAATATGGAAAGTTAGTTATAAGACTCTCAGAGAAATACTAATACAAAGATCCAATCATAAATTAGCAGAATGGAAATATTTTTGTGATGTAATTTCAAAAGAAACGGAACATTGTGATTTGCTAATAGCAAGTACATATTTATTAATGGAAAGGAAAGAATAATGTATTGGTTTACTGCTGATGAACATTATTACCATTCAAATATTATTAAATTTTGTAATAGACCTTTTTCTTCAGTAATAGAAATGAATGAAGAAATAATAAGAAGAAATAATGAAGTAGTAGAAAATAATGATATTGTAGTTCATGCAGGAGATTTTGCATTTAAATCTTCTCATGAATCAGTAGTTAAATTAATTAAGCAATTAAAAGGCATTCATATTTTTGTTAGAGGAAGTCATGATAAATGGTTAAACGACCGATCCCATGAAATTTGGGAGATAAATATAAAAGGAATTTATGTAGTAGTATGTCATTATGCAATGAGAGTTTGGCCTAAATCACATTTTAATAGTATTTTATTGTATGGACATTCCCATGGAGGATTAGAACCTATAGGTAAGTCTTACGATGTAGGAGTAGATTCAAATAATTTTTATCCTTATTCTTTTGAACAAATAAAAGATATAATGAAGCATAGACCTAATAATTTTAATTATGTAAAAGAAAGGAGAAGTGAATGAGAAATATTAAAGAAGAAATTAAAGAAGAAAGAGATTGTGAATCTATTGATAATCCTTATCAAGAAGGAGATAAATGGTATTGGTATGATGAATCATACACTTCTTTTGGTCCTTTTAATACAAGAAAAGAGGCTGATGGAGCTATGCAAGAGTATGTTCATATGTTATATGAAGGATTGTTACACGGATTTCGTAATGAAGAAGGAGATATTTATGAAGATTGATTTGTCAGCATTGACAAAAGAACAATTATTGTCAAAATTATATGCAATGAATTTTATTGATAGGTTTTCACCTGAAGATCATGAGTATTATAGAGTGATTGAATTAGAATTGAAAAAAAGAAAGGAGAATGATAATGGGATACACAACTGAGTTTTATGGTAGATTACGATTAAATAAACCAGTTAATGATGAAACAAAATGGATTTTAGATAATTTAAATCAAACTCGTAGGATGAAGAGGAATGCTGGCCCGGAATTCGGAGTTGAAGGTGAATTTTATTTTGGTATTGATGGTAATGTTATAGATCGCAATAATCCTCCTAATACCCAACCTGGATTATGGTGTCAATGGTGTTTGACAGAAGATCGACAGAGTATTGTGTGGGATGGAGGTGAAAGTATGAAACTCATTAAATTCAAAGATGGGACATTTGGTATTAGAAGAAGATACTTCATATTTTATCAATATTTGTCATTTAAGAATGAATATTGGTGGAAGAGAGACGAGAGGAGAATAGATAAATTTATATCTGATTGCCGTGCAGATGAGGATGCTGCCAGAAAAGTTTTTGAAACCCTTACTGACAAAGGAGAGGTGGTGAAATGACTAATGAAGAACAGACCCGTATCATAATTGAAAAGATTGCTGCCGGATTGCGCCGAATGGGGAAACCACCAGATTATTTTGTATTTATAGGAACAGAAGAGGATTGGGATAGGTCTGTGGTTTGCGGAATATCTGTAATTTATTGTCCCTACCAATTTCTTATGTTTCGACCTTACAGTGATGAAGACTGTCCATTTATACCATGCTGGAAAAATACAGAACAAAAAAATGAGTATGACGTTTATAAATTTGGCAAAGGATATTATGAGGGAGGGAATCTATGATCAACAATAACAAGAGATTTGCAGAACTGGCAGGGATTTGTACCCATGAAAATATTTGGCATGACCCAAAAGAGTTACCAGAGATGACCTTCTATGACAAATGCCTCGATTGCGGGAAGTTGTTGCGAAATATTGATGATCCTGACTTCACCGACGCCAGAGAAGTGCTGAAGGTGATGATGGAGAGGGAAGATTATTATGTATTTCTCAAATACATCAATGCAGTAGTGGATAAGCACGGTATATGGTGTATCGAAATACCACTTATTCTCGACACCACCGGCAAACTCCGAGACTTAGCAATCGAATGGATGGAAAAGGAGAGAAAGGAAAATGAATAACATTCTTCAAGAATATTCCAGAAACTATTTATTAGAAAATCTCGCAAAGTTGCCGGATAGTTGGCAACGCCTATTCAAACTTATGTATGGGACAGACAATGGGAAACGGAGCGTAGAAGAGGTTGAGATTATGGATATGAGTGATGTTATAGCAGAAATACCATCCGAGAAATTAGATTGGGCTATGACACAAGTCGATAACTCTCTTAAGAAGCAGAAACTTACTGACAAAGGAGAGGTGGTGAAATGACTAATGAAGAACTTGAACTATACAAAGAACTGCAACCTGAGATCAGAGAGGCAATGGGAGGTAGGATGAAAGAAATTTCTAATTGTTTGGGATATTCTATTGATGAAGCTGGAAACGTATTTAGCCATCGTCGTAAAGTCGGGAAAGGTAAAGGGGAAGGACGTGGCACTACTATTATTATTGATTATTTATATTTCCGAAAATTAAAGCCCACCCCAGGCAGAGGAGGGTATCCCACTGTATATTTATCTGGTAATCTTAATAAGGGTTATTATATCCACCGACTTGTTGCCGAAACTTTTATCTCTAATCCAGAAAACAAACCATGTGTCAACCATATAGATTTTAACATCAACAATCCTCATGTTAGCAATCTTGAATGGGTAACACATTCTGAAAATAATAAACATTCCGTAATACATGGACGCATGGGGGGAGAACACAGTAATTTTAGAAAATTAACATCAGCACAAGTTATTGAAATACGGAAGCTATCAGAGACAAAAATGAAGAGGAAAGACATTGCCGCAAAATATGGGATTATTCCTGATTACGTTAGGGCAATCCAAAGAAGGTTAGCATGGGCAAATATTTAACAACTCCAACCTTGGCGCTCTTGAAGGCGCTGAAAGCACAGTGGAGGAGTCACAATGACTTGGAAAGAGTTTAAAGATCAAGTTGAAAGTCAAGGAGTTACAGATGATATGATAATTCAATACATTGATGTGAATTGCGGTTTTGATGTTGAATATCTTACTGAAATTAATGTTATAATTCATAAAAATACATTTGATGTAGTGTCATAAAAATAAATTATAAAATATTAAAAGTACAGTGGAGGAGATGATGTAATCATTTTTGATTTTCCTGGCACTATTGGCAGTTGGCTTTAGTTTCATTTTTTTCGTTATTTATTTGGGGGAGAAATAGTTGAAAATAGAGTTGTTTTGAAATAAAAGGAGGTAAATGTGGAAATAGAACCTTTAAAAATTGTAATTTGCGGAAGTATAGGAATTGCTGGACAATTGATAAGATCAGTGCTAGGTTGTTATAAAGCATATTGTTCAGGAGAACAAAATTGGTTTGATCTTACTAAATTTTTATTGAGTTTAATGATAGGATTTTTAGTAGGAATAATGTATAGTTTTCTTTTCAATTCTGAATTAACAAAAACAAATATAATTAGTGTTATGAGTTTTGGATATGCAGGAACAGATTGGATAGAAGGAGCATTAACAGTAACTAAAAAAATATAAGGAGAAATTAATTATGTTATGTGAACATTGCGGGATAAATGAAGCACAGGAACCTCATCCATGTCCTTTTGACGAAGAAATGGATATTGATACAGAAAATTTGTGTACTTGTTGTGAAGAATGTGAAGAAGAATGTCGGCAGAATACTTAATCAAATATTTTGTAAAAAGTATAAGGAGGAAAAATGCTATCAATTTGTAGAAGATTTAAATTTGATGCAGCACACAGACTTCCTAATCATGAGGGAAAATGTCAACGATTTCATGGACATAGCTTTAGCTTAGAGGTGGAGTTAGCAGGTTTTATTAAAAAAGAAGGTCCTGCTAAGGATATGATAATAGATTTTGGAGAATTGAAAAGTATAGTTAATGAAACAGTTATAGATAATTTAGATCATTATAACCTAAATGAAATTTATGAAAATCCTACTGCTGAAGTTATTGTATCTCATTTAAAAGAAGTATTATGTCAGTATTTTAATAAGTCTACAACTAGGTTAGTACGTCTTAGATTGTACGAAACAGATGATAATTTTGTAGAATGGAAAGAAAATGTAAAGTAAATTTTCACTTGACAAATAGTTAAAAAGGGAGTAGTGTTTTTATAATTAGTGGATGTAAATAAAATTATATAGGGGGATTAATGCAAATTACAGAAATTTTTGAATCAATAAACGGAGAAGTGTGTTTTCCACATCAAGGAAGTTTGTGTACGTTTATCAGGACTTGGGGCTGTGTGAATAATTGCGGTTATTGTGATACTCCTCAAGCAAAAGATAGAAAATTTTGTAAGGAAATGTTAATTTCAGATGTTGTAGATGAAGTAAAGAGATTGAATAATACAATGGTAACTATTACAGGAGGAGAACCTCTTCTTCAAACTAAATTATCAGATTTAGTTTTTGATTTAATTGAGGAAGATTATGTTGTTTCAATTGAAACAAGCGGTTCAGTTCCTCTTATTGAAAACAGCGGAGCTTTTCTTGTAGTAGATTACAAACTTCCTTCATCAGGAATGTATGATAAAATGATTCTTGATAATTTTTATTCTTATTGTTATAATGAAGGAGATGTAATTAAATTTGTTGTATCTGATAGAGAAGATTTTGATATTGCCATAAGTATTGTTGCAAGTATGTTACAGATGAATCAATCAGCATTGGAAACACTTACATTTGCATTTTCTCCTAATTATAATAAGTTGTCTGCAAAAGAATTAATGTTATGGATGCACCAAGAAGATTTGCTAAAGCAATTAGGTGCTGTTCTTAGTTTGCAACTCCATAAAATCATAGATGTTAAATAATAGGAGGGAATGTGAATAAAAAACTTATTGAAAAATATTGCTTAAAAACATTTAGAATTTGTTGCTTCTATAGAAGATGAAGCAGTACGGAAGTTAGTAGATAATAATAGTATGATCACAGGAGAAGCAATTGCTTCATTGTTATTAAATGAAGAAGTGAATGATTACGATTATTATTTTACAAACATGGAAACAACATTAGCTGTAGCTGAATATTATATAAAGCAATTTAATAAATTGAATCCTGATTGTAGTATAAAACTTATAGTAGAATTAGACATTAATCGTGTAAAAGTTATAGTAAAGTCAGCAGGAGTAGTATCTGAAAATATTGATGAAGATGTTGATAAAGATGTTGATAAAGTTATTGATGAAAAAGAAGATACTAAACTTAAATACAGACCTATTTTTATATCTTCTAATGCTATTACACTTTCAAATAGAATACAACTTGTTGTCAGATTTTATGGTAATCCAGAAGAAGTACATGCTAATTATGATTATGTTCATTGTTGTAATTATTGGTTATCAAAAGATCATAAATTATATCTTAATACTGCTGCTTTAGAAAGTTTATTGTCAAAGAATTTATATTATCAAGGTTCATTGTATCCTGTATGTAGTATTATTAGAATGAGAAAGTTTTTAAAAAAAGGATGGCACATTAATGCAGGGCAAATATTGAAAATGATATTTCAGGTTTCAGAATTAGATTTATCGAATCTTAATGTATTAGAAGAACAATTGATAGGGGTAGATGCTTCTTATTATTTACAAGTTATTTATTATTTTAAAACTAAAATAGAAAAAGATCCTGCTTTTAAAATAACAACACCCTATCTTATATCTATAATAGATAAAATATTTGGCTAAATAGGTGATCAAAATGAAAAAAAGTAAATGGGGTGCAAGAGAAGGAACACAAAGATACATCATTGATGAAATGCTTATTGAAGGAGGTTGCACAATGAATGATATTATTGTTGCGTGTAACTCTTCAGAAGCAAGAGTAAGATCACACATGGAAACTCGATCAAAAGAATTTAAGGTAGTATTTATTAGATCAGAAGGAGGTAAATATTATTGTAAAGAAAATGATCTGTCTACTAAAGATAAGAAAACTAAAAAAATTATAAAGGAGTTTGATTTTGAATAAAATTGAACAAGGTGCAGAACTTCTCTTACAAGGATTAGCAGAACTTGGTTTAGATTTATCTGATCCTAATTTTACAGATACCCCTAAGAGAGTAGCAAAAGCATATCAAGAAATTTTCTCAGGATTGATTGATGTAGATAAACAAATAACAAATATACTACAATCTTCATTTCCTGCAAATAATAAATGTGATGAAATGATAATTTCAGTAAATAATCTCATTTATTCTATGTGCCCTCATCATTTACTTCCAGTAGAATATTTGATTGATATTGCTTATATTCCTAGTGATAAAGGATATGTGTTAGGTATATCAAAGTTGTCTCGCATTGCTGAAATTTTAGCAAAGAGACCTGTTCTTCAAGAAACTTTAACAACTGATATAGGAAAAGCAATTGAAAGAGTTAATCCTAGAGGAGTTGCAGTTAAAGTTAAGGGAAATCATTTTTGTGTAAGAATGAGAGGTGTAAAAAAACAATCATCTATTATAACGAGTTATACATCAGGTTCTTTTAGAAATAATCCTGCAACCAGAAATGAGTTTTTTGAATTGACAAGAGGAAACTAAAATGATATTGTTAGACAGCGGTGCATATAGTCTATTCAAAGAATATACACAAAAACAAGAAGGAAAAAATGATTTTTCTTTTTATGAAACTGATACGTTTTGGGAATATGTAGATAACTATGCTGAATTTGTGTTAGAACATAAAGAAGAACTTGAACTTTATGTTAGTGTAGATATTATATTTAATCCGGAGTTGTCATGGAAAGTACAAAAGTATCTTGAAAATAAAGGAATAACACCTCTTCCTGTGTTTCATGCAGGAGAAGATTTTTCTTGGTTAAAGAAGTACATTGATAATTATGATTATATAGGAATAGGTGGACTTGCACAAATATCATCATCTAAAGCAAAATGGTACACAAGTTTAGGTGATCCTGCTTTTAATATGATATGTGATGACAAAGGTATGCCTAGAGTAAAAGTACATGGTTTTGCTATGACAAGTCCCGATTTAATTATAAATTTCCCGTGGTTTTCCTGTGATTCATCATCTTGGATGCAGTACGGAAAGTATGCTCTTATCCTTGTTCCTAAGAAGCAAGGGAATAAATTTATATACGATATTCCCCCGCACACACTTTGTGTGTCTTCTAGGAAAGAAGCTAAGATTAAAGCAAAACATTTTGATAGTTTATCCAAAATAGAAAAAACTCATGTGTATGAATATTTAGAAATGAAAGGAGTTCCTTTTGGTAAATCAATATTAAAAGAAGTATCTTTTGATAGAACAAAACCTGAGCTACCTATTTCTGTAACAGAGATTTCTTCTGAGGAAGAAATAATAGAAGAAGGTGTGTGTAATAATGGAGAGATACGTGATGATATTAATTTAGAATATTTTCTTGATTTGGAAGATAGTATTGAACCGTGGCCTCATGTTTGGAAAAGGAAAAGTAAAATGATAACTAGGTTACCTTTTTAAAGGAGGAAATTATGCAAGATTGGAAAAGAGATTATGTTGCTTCAAAAGTATATAAAGATGAATTGTATACTCTTATAGGATTACAGAAATCTTTGTATGCATTAGGACATTCTGTTGCTCTTGATGATTTGTATTGTGCTTTGAAAGGTTCAGGATGGGTGAAACTTAGATTAATAAGAGATAGACTTTTAGAAACAAAAAGAATGTTGCCTAAACATTCTCCTTTTGATGGAATCCGACATTTAATTAAATGGCCTTTATTAGTTGATAGAGAAGAAGATTTACCTGAATGGAAAAAATTTAGTGGGAGTAGTAATAAATAGATAAGGAGAAATTAAAATGAAAAATGAGTGCTGGTTTCAATTATTAGGAGCAGGTGTAGTTGTGTATGTAATTTTTATTCTTGCAACAATTATAAAATTAGCAATTAAATATGTTTGGTAATAATTAACTATAGGAGAACTATGCTTAGATCATATATACAAACCAGATTCCAAGTGGTTGGATTTCACCAGGACAAATCCGCATCTATTGATGTAGATTTTCAAAAACCTAGACACAGACATTTGTTTATTATAAAAGTAAAACTACCTATTATTGAAGGTAGTAATATAGATGTCTATAGTATTCAAAAATATTTGTTAAATACCTTACAAGAGATGTTCCCTAATTTTGAATTGGGGGAAACCTCATGTATTACGTTAGCTAAAATTGTGCTTAAAGTTTTGCAGGATAAATTCGGAATTAAAAAAGACATTACTATTTCTATTTCAGAAGATGGAGAAAACGATTTTATTGTTGTAGAATAATAAATAAAGGAGTTAGTATGCGTTTGTACTTAGCAGGTAATTTTATATTGCTAAATGATGTAGAAAAAGAACGTAAATTTAAAGATAAGATTTTAGCTAAAGGAAAGGAGTACCATAGATTAGTAAGTTTTTATTATCCAAAAAATGTTGCAACTGTATTAGAAATACAAAAGGAGATACAATGCCAGAAAGAAAACTTGGAAAAATAGAAAAAGATTTTCTTGAAGCTAAAGAAATAACAAAACGAACATCAGAAGGATTAAAAGAAAAATTTGATTGGATAGAAGATTTTCGTTTTGCAGGAGATATTAGTTTTAAACCCAACAGAACAAAAGTTTCTATTCAAGAAGCTACTGAAAGAAATGAAGAAGTTAGTTTTGGTTTGAATATGATTATGACATACTACGATATTAAAAAAATCAAAAGAGAAACAGAAGTTGTGATAAAGTATCGTGTTAGTCCTTTTTATGACATTATGTTTAAATCATATATAAAAAATTCTGTTTTAGCAGACGTAACAAAGCAATTTAAAAATATATGGATTATCTTAGCTTCTGGAGGAACACCCGAAGCTCCTACTGCATTTATTGTTACTAAATTAGGGGAATATCCTGAACAATGTTTTACTTCTACTACTAATAATAGATGGAAAATTTCTTTTAATAAGTATTTAAAATGGAAATCAGCAAAACAATTATCTATATTTGGAGATGATATGATTGCTGATGAATTTAATAAAATTAGAAAGGAGAAGTATGAAAGTAAATAGAAATGAATTGCTACAAGTGTTGTCAGCAGCAAGACCTGCATTGGCTAAAAAAGAAATAATTGAAGAGGCAGTTAGATTTATTTTCTTTGGTGATATACTTGCTACATATAATGATGCTATATGTATTTCTGTTCCTTTTAAAACAGATTTTACTTGTTCTGTACACGGAGAAGAATTGTACAAAATACTATCATCAATAAAAGATGATGAAGTAGATTTAAAAGTAGAAGATAATCAGCTTAAAATAACAGCTAAGAAAACAAAAGTAGGGATGACTACAATTGTAGGAGAAAAAGAAAGAGTCTCAACATTAATTGAGAAACTTACTGCTGATACAAAGAAAAAAGGTTTTTGGAAAAAACTTCCTAAAGATTTTATAACAGGAGTTTCTCTTTGTATGTTTTCTGCAAGTAAAGATATGACAACAGGAGTGCGTTGTTGTGTAGCTATTAAAGATAATACCATATATTCTACAGATAATTTACGTATTAGTAAATATATTATGAGTGAAAACACAGAAGAAATGTTGATTCCCGCGAGAGATGTAGTAGAACTCATTAAGTACTCTGTAGTTAAATTTGGAATTAGTGAAGGTTGGGTACATTTTATTACTAATGACGGAGTTATGTTTAATTGTAGAACAATGTCAGGTGAATATCCTTTTACTTCTATCGCTAGGTTTTTTCAAGCTCCTAGAAATGAGATAAATGTTCCTTCAACAGTAAGAGAAATTATGTTAGCTGCTGCTGTTGTAGCTGAAGGAGATGTAAGTGTTGCAAAGATAGTAGAAGTTTCTATTGAGAAGGGCAAATTGCTTTGTAAAAGTGAAGACAAAGGAAAAAAATGGATGGAAAATGAAGTAGATATAGAAGGATATGAGGGGGATAAAGTTACATTCTATATCAATCCTATTTTCTTCTCTCAGATTTTAGAAAAATCTACTTCTTTGTACTTGATACAAGGAGAAGAATTTCCTGATAAAGCTGTTTTTACAAATGATAATTTTACTCATATTTTAGCTCTTCCTGCTTAAGGAGAATTATGAAAACTTTAGTAGTGAAACCTTTCTTTACAGAGGAAGAAATAGATTCTGTACAAACTGCACAGAGTAATGAAACAAATTGTTCTTTGTGTAAGTTGTACAAAGGATGTATTTCTCCAAAGATGTCTGTAACAGGTCAAGGAAAAAAGAAAATATTAATAATAGCTGAAGCTCCTGGAAAAAATGAAGATGAAAAAAATATTCAACTTATAGGAGATGCAGGGCAGTATCTAAGAAAAAAATTAGCAGAAAGGAACATTGATTTAGAAGTTGATTGTTGGAAAACAAATTCTATTGTTTGTCGTCCCCCAAATAATAGAAAGCCTACGAAGAGAGAATTAAAATTGTGTAAACAGAATTACACAGATTTTATACAAGAAAATAAACCTAAATTTATTTTCTTATTAGGTGCTGCTGCAATAGAATCTTATTTTGGGGGAAGATTAGGAGAAGATGGAGGTAACTTGTCTCCGACAAGATGGAGAGGACTATGTATTCCTGATCCTGTTACTAACGCTTGGGTTATTCCTTTATTTAATCCTTCATATGCAAAGAGATTTGAATGGGATAATTTAATTCAATCTCAATATGAAAGAGATTTAGATTTTGCTGTTTCTTGTTTAAAGAAACAAGATCCTATATTTTATGATGTAGCGTCTTATATAACAATTCTTTCTTCTTTTAAAAAAGCTAAAACTTTTTTATTGTCTTTAATAAAGGCTAATCCTAAATTGTTAGCATTTGATTATGAAACAACAGGATTAAAACCTTTTAATAAAGGACATAAAATAGTTTCTGTGTCTGTATGTTGTGAACCTACTAAAGCATATTCTTTTCCTTTACAACATCCTTGTTTTACGATAGAGGAGCAAAAAGAATTAATGTCTTTGTGGAAGAAGATTCTTGAGAATAACTCAATTAAAAAGGTAGCTCATAATCTTTCTTTTGAAGATTTATGGAGCAACATAATTCTTGATGCATTAGTATCTTTGTGGGAAAGTTGTACTATGAATACTGCCCATATACTTGATAGTCGTACAGCTTTTACAGGACTAAAATTTCAGGCTTTCGTGCGTTGGGGAATACAAAATTATGATGCTGAAATGAAAAAATATTTGTCATCTAATGGTGCAGAATTTAATCGTATAGTAGAAGCTCCTTTAGATAAACTTTTATTGTACAATGGAATTGATTCATTATTAACATATTGGTTGTATGAAGAACAAGAAAAGGAAATGAATGATGATGAAAAATGGTTTCAACAATTTAATAAAGAAGGTTTAATTGTTTTTTCTGATATGCAATCTAAAGGTATTTTAGCTGATTTAGATTATTATAAAGAATTAGATAAAGAATTAAAAGATAAGATAAAAATTCTTTACAAAAATTTATTTTCTTCTGATGAAGCAAAGTTATTTAAAAAGAATAAAGGTAGAGAAATTTCTTTTACTTCTGATAAAGATTTGAGAGAATTATTTTTTAAATTAATGAAATTACCTGTAGTAAAAGAAACAGATACGGGACTTCCTTCTGTAGATGCTGAGGCAATTAAATCATTAGATTGTAGTATAGCAAAAGATTTACTTGAAGTAAGTAAACTTGAAAAAATTAAAGGTACTTATGTAGGTCAGTTTTTACGAGAAATAAATGAGGACGGTAGAATACATCCATTTTATTCTCTAAGTAAAACAACTACTTTTCGTTCTTCAAGTTCTAATCCTAACTGGCAAAATATACCGGTTAGGGACACAGAAGCAAAGAAATACATAAGATCAGGTATTTACCCTAGTAGAGGCAATCTTATTGTAGATTATGATTACTCAGCTTTGGAAGTAAGAATTTGCGCTTGTGTTACAGAAGATGATGTTCTTATTAATTATATAAATGATCCTACTACAGATATGCACAGAGATATTGCAAGTCAAATATTTAAATTAAATCCTGAAAATGTAAGTAAAGACTTGCGTTTTTATGCAAAGAATGGATTTGTTTTTCCTGAATTTTACGGTTCTTACTTTAAAAATTGTGCAAAGAATGTTTGGAAAGCTTGTGAAGATTTTGAATTAAAAACAAAAGAAGGACAATTTATATTTGATCATTTAGCTTCTAAAAACATAAAAGTTTATCAAGATTTTGAAAATCATCTTGAGGATGTAGAACGTGATTTTTGGGATAGATTTAGAATTTTCAAGAAATGGCAGGAAAAGAAGTGGAAGTTTTATGAAAAGAATGGCTATGTTCAGTTAATAACTGGGCCTAGATGCAAAGGTTTCTTAACAAGAAACGATGTGATTAATTACCATATACAAGGTCCTGCATTTCATTGTTTATTGTATAGTTTAATCAATACAAATAATCATTTTATAGATGCTGATATGCAATCATTTATTATTGGACAAATACATGATTGTATGTTAATAGACACATTTCCAGAAGAAAAAAATGAAGTAATTTCTGTATCTAAATATATTGCTACAGAAAAGATAAGAGAAGATTGGAAATGGATAATTGTTCCTTTAGATGTAGAAGTAGAAACAACAGAGATAGATCAAACTTGGTATCTTAAAACAGATTATAAGGAGGAGTAATGGCAGAAAGAAAAATTAGAACTTTTAGTACAGGTGCTACTAGGGATAGTGATGCAGATAAACTTGATTATGAAGGATTTTTATCTCCTTTAGTATTAGAAAGATATGCAGAATATATGCATACACATAGAAAACAATCTGATGGAACACTAAGAAGTTCAGATAATTGGAAAAAAGGTATTCCTATAGATCAATATATGAAATCTTTATTCAGACATTTTATGTCTGTGTGGAAAGGGCATTCTGTAGAAGAAATTAAAGAAGAAGATTTGTGTGCTATGTTGTTTAATGTAATGGGCATACTTCATGAACAATTAAAAAGCTATGTTCATGAAGAAATACATGATCAATTTTTGTTAGAAAAGAAAAAATATGATATTTATAATACGGAGGGAATATGAGTTTATATCAAACACACAGACCTACAACACTTGATGAAGTTGTAGGTAATAAATCAATAAAAGAAAGTTTAGAATCTGTTTTAAGTAGAGAAGACAAACCTCATGCTTTCTTGTTTACTGGCCCTAGTGGTACAGGAAAAACTACTTTTAGTAGAATTATAAAAGATATGTTAGAATGTTCCGAAGAAGATTTTTACGAATATAATAGTGCTAATACAAGAGGTATAGATACTATAAGAGAAATAGCACAGAATTGCCATTATTCTGCTTTGATAAGTAAAGTAAAAGTATATTTGCTTGATGAATGCTTTTCAGAAAATACAACTGTGTCTACCCCCAAAGGGAATGTGCGCATAAAAGATATTCAAGAAGGGGATTATGTTTTCAATCTTGAAGGAAAAAGAAAAGTAAAATATAAATTTAAAAATAAAGTAGGGTTAGACAGAGTTGTTCGTGTGGGCAAGAGTGATTCATCATTCATATATACAACGAAACAACATTTATTTTTTACTGATTCAGGGTGGAAAGAGGCACAGTATTTGACAAAAAAGGACTTGCTTTTCTTCTTTGATCATGATTCTATGTATAACAATAAGTATCTATTGAAGGAGAAAATGCGATATGAAAGAGAGAAAATGTCCAGTTTGTTTGCTGATGTTTACCCCCAAATACAGAAACAATTCGATATGTTGCAGCAAAAAGTGTGCCTCCATAAAAAAGAGCAAAAAAGAAACAGAGATTCGTCCTTGCGAATGGTGTGGGAAAGATATGGAGGTAATACTGACTCAAAAGACACAAAGACGTTTCTGTTCTCTGAGTTGTGTTTCTCACCATCGACAGAACTTGCCTCACATAAAAGAGATTTTTCATTCGGAAGAGCATCGGAAAAAAATGAGCAATTTGAGGAGAAATATGAATCCTTTACTAAAGGAGAAATTAGCGAAGGCTTCTTCAAAGAGGATGAAAGAGAACAATCCTTCTTTCATCCCCAATGTTGTAGAAAAACAAATTACTACGAGAAGAATAAATGGAACGCTTGGTCCGAAGAAACGAGGAGGAAATGGAACAGGACCTTCTCCTTCAGAAATGCTTTTACTAATAGCTTTAGGAAATTCATGGGAACCCGATCTTCCTGTAAAAACTTTTCCGGATTTTCCAAAAGGAAAGAAAAGGCAAGTGGGATTTCCTACTTGCTACAAAATAGATGTGGGGAATTCCCTACTGAAATTAGCAATAGAGATAGATGGATGGAGTCATTCTTTACCTGGAAGAATAGAACAGGATCTAAAGAAAGAAACTCATCTGAAAAAGTTAGGGTGGACAGTGTTGAGGTTTACAAACGAGGAAGTAATGACGAATCTTTCAAAGGTGTTATTGGAGATACAGAACGCAATCAAGGGTTTGTAGAATTTTATGATTTAGAGATTGATGGGCATCCTTCTTACTATGCAAACGGAGTATTAGCTCATAATTGTCATAAATCAACTAATGATGCGCAGAACGCATTGTTAAAACTTTTAGAAGACACTCCAAAGCATGTTTATTTTATTCTTTGTACTACTGAACCTGAAAAAGTATTAAAAACAATACATACAAGATGTACTTCTTATCAAACAAAATCTCTTTCTCCAAGAGAAATGCAATCACTTCTTTTGACTGTTTTGAAAAAAGAAGGAATAGATGTTTTTCCTGATACTGTTATACAAGAAATAATTAGAGTATCTGAAGGAAGTGCAAGACAAGCATTAGTTGTTTTGGATTCTGTTATTGATATAGAAGATGATGCTAAAGCTTTAGAAGCTGTAACAGCATTTAGTGTAGGAGAAGTAGAAGTATTAGAAATTTTTAAATCATTAATGAACAGTGATGATTGGAATTCTATTAGGAAAAAAGTAGCAACTGTATTGCAAAATACTGAACCTGAAAAAATAAGATATGCTATGTTAGGATTAGCAGGAGCTACTTTATTGAGAGGTGTAGATAATAGAGCTTCTATGTTAATTGATATTTTTTCAGAGAATACTTACAATACAGGAAAGGCAGGATTGATAAATTCTTTTTATATTTCTTGTCAATAAATGCATATTTTATATACGTAATGCTGGACATTGTATAAAAAATATGTATAATGTAGTTATACAAAGAAAGGAGATTGCATGTTTAAAGATGATATTAAATTAGAAATTGATCACTTGGATAAAGCTGCGTTAGATCAACCTTCACTCTATGCAGAGTGGGGAGAAAATTGGGCAAATGCTATTTTAAAAAAGGATAGAACAAAAGAAGCTTTGTCAGCAGCAAAGTCAAATGCTGATGCTGAGATAAGAGCAAATCCCTTTGTATTTGGGTGGAATTCTGAAAAGAATCCTACAGAAGCTTGGGTAGCAAATCAAATTGCATTACATGAAAAAGTAGTAGAACTTGAAAGTGATTTGATAGATGCTCAGTATGAAGTAAATATGATGGGAGTAGCAAAAGAATCTTTAGATCACAGAAAGAAATCTTTAGAAATTCTTGCTATGCTTTACACAAGTAGTTATTTTGTAGGAAAGGCAAGAACAGAAAAGAATTATGTCGAAACTCTTATTGAAAAGGGGGCGGAAGCACAGACACAAAAATTAGAAAAGAGTCCTAGGATGAAAAGAAATAGAAAGGAGGATGTATGATTGGAATATTTTAAATGGTTTATTTATTTAGTGATAGGATATATAGCTTTTTGCATAGTAGTAAGTAGTGCTTCTTATACTATATTCAGCACATATTTTCTTGCAAAAGAAAAACACATTAAAAGTTTAACAACAATATTAGGAGGATTTAATGAAGGCAAGTGACAGACGTAAAGGTTATGCAGAAGCATTGAAGAAGAGACAAGAAGATAGTTATTCAAGAAAAGATGATAGCGGTAAATATAAAACTATTTGGGGAGAAGGAAAGAAACTTCCATTTTGGAAATGTACTGATGCAGAACATAGCATTAACATTATTCCTTTTTATGCAGGTAAAAATCATCCTTATAATATTGAAGGAGAACCTACTTATCTACTTGATGCTTGGGTTCATTACAAAGTAGGAGCAAATGAAGATTCTTACATCTGTTTAAATAGAATGTATAAAGAAGCTTGCCCTATTTGTGAGTATCAGACTAAACTAAGGAAAGCTGCAAATGATTCTGATGATCCTGAATCGTTTAAGAAAGAAATTGATGCTCTTAATCCCAAGAGAAGAGCTATATACAATATTCAGTGTCTTGATTCTAATAAAGAGATTGATAAGGGTGTACAGGTTTGGGACGTGTCTCACTTTTTGTTTGAAAGAGAATTGCTTGAAATTTCTCGTAAGAAAAGAGGAGGGGGATTTGTTTACTTTTCTGATCCTGATGATGGGAAAATAATTTCTTTCATTAGAAAAGGATCTGGTCCTACAACTACTGAGTTTGCAGCAATAGAATTTGAAGAAAGAGATGAAGTCATTTCTGATGAATTGCTGGATGCTGCTTATCCTCTTGATGAATTAGTGCACCGTCCTTCTTATGCAGAAGTTAAAGCTGCTTTCTTAGGAATACCTATAGCGAAAGTTCTTGATGAAGATAAAGAAGATACTTCTTCTCGCAAATCAAAAAGAAATGCTCCTAAAGAAGAAGATGTTGATGATGATACAGATGAAGATGTTGATGATGATATACCAGATGATGATGACACAGATGAAGATATAGAAGATGAAGAACTGCCCGATGATGTTTGTCCAAGTAATCATGATTTTGCCGCAGATTTTGACAAAACTAATGATTGTGAAGGTTGCCCTAATTTTAATACTTGCAAAGTAGAAAATAAAAAAATGAAAAAGTATAAATTAGAAGACAAGAGCGGTTCTTCCCGTAGAAGGAGAAGTTAATGGCAAAGAAGAAATCAGAGGAAGTAGCTGATGCTGTAAATGAACCTGTTGATGCTATTAAGTTGCTAGGAGGTAGCAAAAAACTCACATCAGTTTCAGATGTTGTATCTACAGGTTCAACTTTACTTGACTTAGCAATTTCAGGGGGAAGGAGAAGGGGGGGAGGAATCCCCCCCGGGATTCTTGTGGAGTTTTACGGACCTTCTTCTTCCGGAAAGAGTGCTCTTTTATCTGAAATTTGTGCTTCAGCACAAAAGAAAGGGGGAGAGTGTAGATTTTGTGATCCTGAAGGTCGTTTAGATTCTGAATATACTGAGATATACGGAGTATCTATTAGTGAACAATTTGAATATTATCGTCCTGATACAGTAAAAGAAATGTTTAATGAGTATCTTTGGAAATGGCAACCTAAAGATACTTCTAAAATAAATGTATTTGCAGGAGATTCTATTGCTGCTTTGTCTTCTGATATGGAAATGGAAGATGAAGATAAAATGGGGGGTAGACGAGCAAAAGAGCTTTCAGCAGGATTACGAAAGTCTGCACGTTTAATTGCTTCTCCGGATAAACTTATAGTGTTTTCTAATCAAATACGTATTGATATGAAAACAGGACGAGAGAAAGCTACAGGAGGTGAAGGACTTCCTTTTTATGCTTCTCTTAGAATAAGAGTAGGTCCTGCTAAGGACGCTAATAAAATTGTAAAGACTAAAACAGTAAATGGAAAAGCTTTTGAAAAGATTTTAGGTATTAAGAGTGAATGTATTGTAAAGAAAAGTTCTGTTGATTCTCCTTATAGATCAGCAAACATTTACATTGTCTTTAATTATGGAATAGATGATGTTAGAGGTAATTTGCAATACATAAAAGATTGCACAAAAGCAACTTCATATGATTGTATAGATAAAACATATGTATCAATGGATGATGCAATTGCTTACATTGAAGAAAATAATTATGAAAATGTTATAAGAGAAAATACTATAGACATATGGGAAGGAATTGAAAAAGCATTTAAAATAGAAAGGAAATTAAAGGATAGATAAAAATGGCTGATCTACAAGAATTATTTAAACAAATGACAATTACATTAAGAGAAGCTATTGTTGATGCAGAGAAATTTGATATAAAAGAATTTGATACAGCAGGTATCAGTGCAAGAGGTAATCTAAGAAAATTAAAAATTTTAGCCTCAGAAACTTCTGAATTGATTCAAAAAATTAGAAAAGATAATAAAAAAAGAAGAAAAGAATTATTGAATTCAGTTGAAAAACAGAAAGGAGAAACTGATTAAATATGAATGTAAGCACAGATGAAATTATAACCGAAATTGCTGCTTCAAAAACACCAATTTTATTGGATTTTTGGGCTACTTGGTGTGGTCCTTGCAAAGTAGTTACTCCCCTTGTAGATAATATTTTAAATAAGTATAAAGGTAAACTTAAAGTTTTAAAAATAGATGTAGATGAACACCCTACATTAGCTTCTTCTTATCAAATAAGAAGTGTTCCTACATTAATAGGAATAGTAGAAGGAAAGATTATAGATGGACATACAGGTCTTATTTCTATGGAAGGACTTGATGATCTAATCAAGAAAATAATTTAGTGATAATCATACTTGATTGTAATGCAATTTGTTATATGGCAAAATATAGTTTGAAGAATTTGTCATGGGAAGAAAAAAAGACAGGGATATTGTTTGGTTTCTTCCGTCAACTTTTTTTTCTCTCAGAAAAGTTTCGTACTAATAAATTTGTTTTTTCGTGGGACTCTCGTAGTTCTTTAAGAAGAGAAATTTATCCTAAGTATAAAGCAAATAGAAATAAAAATAAAACGGTTGAAGAAAAAGAAGAAGATAAAATTGCATATGCACAATTTAATCTTCTTAAAGATGAATTACTTCCTTCATTGGGTTTTAAAAACATATTTGAATTTGAAGGATACGAATCAGATGATATTATTGCTGAGATTGTAAAGACAAATAAAATGGAATTTCTTATTGCTACTTCCGATGAAGATATGTACCAACTTCTTTCTGATAATGTTTCCATATATAATCTTAGTAAAAAATGTATTTATACTAAAGAAGATTTTGAAAAAGAATACGGAATTACTTGTGATAAATGGGCACTTCATAAAGCTATTATAGGATGTTCTACTGATAATGTAGAAGGTATATATGGAGTAGGAGAGAAAACAGCTTTACACTATATAAAAGAAGAAAAATTATCAGTAATTCAAAGTCAAAAGATAGCTACTAATAAAAATATGATAAAAAGAAATTTAAAATTGGTAGAACTTCCTTTTGAAAACACTCCCGATGTTTCTCTTGATTTTGATGAATCTCTTTCTTTCGATGTATTTGTAAATATCTGTAATAGATATGGATTTTTTCTTTTTTTAAAAACTCCTTCTTTAAAAAAGTGGAGTAATTACTTTCAATTAGTGTGAGGTCAAATGGAATTAATTGTAGATATAAGAGGTAAGCTGCCTAAAGACGCATTAAGAAAAATCTCTTATGAGACAGATCGTTTCTTTAAAAAAATGGAGTGGAATAAACTAAACTACAAAGTAAAATTACTTAGTTATTCTAATGAATATGTTATTTATGATATAAGTAAAGTGAAACATCCCCCTAGAATACGTCTTAATAGGGGGAAGAAAAATATTCAATCAGAATTACCTACAAAAAAGGAAAACGATGATAAAATCAATAACAGTTGAAAATATTTTTTCTTATAAAGGAATCACAAAAGTTTCTTTTGTTGAAGGATTAAATGTTATTACAGGTAGCAGTTGGTCAGGGAAATCTGCATTATTAGATGCAATTCAATGGGTAATTGCTAATCGTCCTTTAGGTGATTCTGTAAGAAATTGGTATTGTAAAGAAGATGATCTTGTAAGAGTTACAATTGAATTTGATGATTGTATCATTACTAAAAAAAGACAAAATAATGTTACTTGGTATGAACTAAATACAAAAGAATATGGAGTTGTAAAGTATAACGTACCTGAAGAAATTACTTCTATGATTAATCTTGCTGATTACAATGTAAGAACACAAGAAGAACCTTATTTTTTAGTAGGGGATACTTCGGGTAAAGTAGCTGAGAGATTAAATGAATTGATAGGATTAGATATTATTGATACATTGTTTACTAATCTTACATCACGTATAAAAATAAAAAAGACATACGAATTATTAAGTAAAGATGAATTAGAAAAAGCAGAAAAAAAATTATGTAATTATTCTTTGATTGATAAAATAGAAGAACACATTAATTCCTTGTCTGATAAAGAAGATGTTTTTGAGAAATTACAGCAAAGAATACAAAGTATATCAAGTTATCTTACAAATATAACTGATGTAATTAAAAAAATTGATAAATATTCTGGGCTATTGTCAAGTGAAGTTTATCATAAAAAAATAAAAAAGAAGTTAGATTTGTATCAAAATAAAAGTACAATGTATTTTTCTTTAGATAATTTAATTACTAAAGTAAATCAACACAAAGAACAAGTTTCTTCTGAAGAA